ATGAAGCTGCACCTATACAACCAGGTGAGTTTAAAGATGTTGATGCACCGGGTGGATCATTACGTGATGCATTCTTTCCATTACCATACAAAGAACCATCACAAACATTATTAAATTTATTAGGCATTGTTGTGCAAGCAGGTCAAAGATTCGCGGCGATTGCTGATATGCAAGTGGGAGATGGTAACCAAGCAGCCGCAGTTGGAACCACAATCGCTCTTCTCGAGAGAGGCTCACGAGTCATGTCAGCAATTCATAAAAGATGTTATGCAGGTATGAAAGATGAATTTAAATTACTTGCAAAAGTTGTTTCACAATATCTACCGCCAGAATATCCATACGATGTTGTAGGTGGTGCAAGAAATATTAAACAAGCAGATTTTGATGACAGAATAGATGTTGTGCCAGTTGCAGATCCAAATATATTTTCTATGTCGCAAAGAATTACTTTGGCTCAAACACAATTACAGATAGCAACATCAAATCCAATGTTACACAACATGTATCAGATATATCGAAACATGTATGAAGCAATAGGTGTTAAGAATGTGGACGCAGTTTTACCACCACCAGCACCAAATGCACCGATGGACCCAAGTATGGAACACATTAATGCGTTAGCTGGTAAACCTTTTCAAGCTTTTCCTGGTCAAGATCATAGAGCACACATCACAGCTCACTTAAATTTTATGTCAACTAACATTGTAAGAAATAATCCACAGGTTATGGCTGCGATACAAAAAAATATTTTAGAACATATTAGTTTAATGGCTCAAGAACAGGTACAATTAGAATTTAGAGAGCAGTTACAGCAAATGATGATGATGCAACAGCAGGCAGCAATTAATCCACAAGTACAAGCACAGCTTCAAGCGCTTACAAATCAGGTTGAGGCGAGAAAATCTGTGTTGATTGCAGAGATGACAGAAGAATTTATGAGAGAAGAGAAGCAAATTACATCACAATTTGACTCTGATCCGTTGTTAAAACTAAAATCTAGAGAAGTTGACCTTCGTGCGATGGAAAATGAACGTAAAAAAGACAATGACAAGGCCCAACAAGACCTCGCAAGAGCAAGATTGATGCAACAAGGTGAAATTGCAGAGGATAAAATGGAACAAAACGAAGATTTAGCTAAATTAAGAGCTGGAGTTAGCCTTGCTAAGAGCGGAGTTAACAAAGCAGCCGTCATGGTAGAGGATAATTAATGCCATTAAACAAAAAAGGTAAAAAAATTATGAAATCCATGAAGAAACAGTATGGTAAGAAGAGGGGTGAAAAGATATTCTATGCATCTAAGAACAAAGGTGTTATAAAAGGGGTCAAAAAAGGAGCATAAATGCAAAAACTAGATAAAATACAACCAGTTAAAGTTGCAGATCAAAGCGTTGAAGTAGATCCTAGATCTAAAACAACTGCTGACAAAGCTTTTAACTTAATTGGTACAGGAAAACCTGAAATGCCAGTTCGTGGTCAAAATAGAATGTTGGCAGAAAAGAAAAGAAACTCTAAAGCGTACTAATTATGTGGTTATCGGCGATTAAATTAGCCGTCTCTGCAGGAAGTAAGATTTACGCCAACAAGCAGAAGACGAAGATGGCAATGTCTGATGCACAATTAATGCATGCAGAACGTATGGCCCGTGGTGACGAAGCTTACCAGGGAAAATTGCTAGAAGCTCGTCAATCAGACTGGAAAGACGAGGCAGTTTTGATAATTCTTAGTTTGCCCGTGGTGGTGCTCGCATGGGCAGTTATATCGGATGACCCAACTGCTATGGACAAGGTAAAATTGTTCTTCGAGATGTTCTCGCAGCTCCCGTCATGGTTTACTAATCTTTGGATCCTTGTCGTGGCGAGTATTTATGGTATAAAGGGTACACAAATTTTTAGAAACGGAGGAAAAAAATGAAAAGATTTGTAGGATACGTTATTGACAAAGCTATAAAAGCATTACCAAGGAAGAAAAAAGTTTCTCCAACTATTAAATCCGTTAAGCCAACAAAAGACGTTAAAGGAAGTATTAAAAGAACTAAAAGAGATGCGTTTTCAAAAAATATTGATGATTTAGACAAAGCACAGAAAAAAATTAGAGAAGGTAAAAAAATGATGAAAGAAGGTCAGAAGTCAAGAAAACAAATGACTGGAACTGGAAGAGCTTTTCAATTTAAAAATATAAAAAGTTATCACGCTGTTAAACCTGGTGATAAGGATAGATATAAGGGTAATATAAGACAAGAAAAAACTAAAAAATTCAAAACAGCTAAACAAATGGAAAAAGATGAGAGAAGAAAAAGAGATAGAGAACCTTTTATGGGCGGTGGAATGATGGGCCGTAGAATGGGTTATAGTGAAGGTAAACTTGCTGAAACACCAAGAGAAAAACAATTAGCTGCACAGTACGGCGATAAAAAAAGAATCACAAGAGGTGATGTAATTACAGCAGCAAAGAAAAAATCAGGAAATAAAAATGTCTAGACCAGGTTTATATGCAAACATACATGCTAAAAGAAAACGTGGTGGTAAGATGCGTAAGAAAGGTGCTAAAGGTGCACCAACTGCAGCTAACTTTGCAAGAGCAAAACAAACAGCGAGAAAAAAATAATGACTAAACTATGTCCTAGAGGTAAGGCCGCAGCGAAGCGAAAATTCAAAGTGTATCCGTCAGCATATGCTAATGCCTATGCCAGCAGAATCTGTGCAGGTAAAATTAAAGATCCATCAGGTGTAAAGAGAAAAGATTTTAGAGGACCTAAAAAAGCTGAAGGTGGTCGTATTGGTTTAAGTGGTGGAACACAACCACCAGGTATTACCATGAAAAGATTAAAAAAATTTATCCCTAAACAAATTGAAAGAACAAAACAGCGTATACGAGACGATAAAATGGAGCCTATTACTAAAAGAGCTGAGAGAAGACAACCTAATAGAAACATACCAAAGGGTAAAACAATGATGGGTCCTGTTCCTGCAGATAAAAGAAAAAATATTCAACCACCTGAAAAAAAACCTAACATTTTAAGAACAAAAAAAGCAGGTGGTGGATTAATGGAAGCAACTGCTAGATTAAAAAGACAAGGTTTAAAAAGAGGTGGCGGTGTTTGCCTTAGAGGAATGAATAGGGACGCTGTCGGAAAGAATTCCTAATGGCTAAAAACGGTTTAGATAAATGGTTTGCCCAAAAGTGGGTAGACATTGGAAGTAAAAAGAAGGATGGTTCCTTCTCAAAGTGTGGAAGATCAAAACAGAAAGCAGATGCAAAACGTAAATATCCAAAATGTGTTCCACTTGCAAAAGCAAGATCTATGTCTGAAGGACAAAGACGTTCAGCTGTTAAAAGAAAAAGAGCAGTTGCACAAGGTGTTGGTGGTAAACCAACAAATGTTAAAACATTTGCAAAAAGACAAAAAGCTATGATGGGTGGATTTATGGCTAGAAGAATGGGAATGAGATAATGAGACGACAGGATAAAATGCCTGCAAGAAACAAAAAAAATTTTAGACCCACTAAAGCTGGGGCTGGAATGACAAGAGCTGGTGTTGCTGCGTACAGAAGAGCAAACCCTGGTTCTAAACTAAAAACAGCGGTCACTGGCAAAGTCAAACCAGGATCAAAAGCTGCGAAGAGACGTAAGTCTTTCTGCGCAAGAAGCGCCGGCCAAATGAAAAAATTTCCAAAAGCTGCAGCTGATCCTAATTCAAGACTAAGACAGGCTCGCAGAAGATGGAAATGTTAAATGCAATTAGAAAACGTCATAACGGTTTGGATAGACTAGACTACAGGGTTAGACGACTGGAAAGAGTTAAATACTGGAAGGAAAAATATGAAAAAAGCAAAAGCTAAAATAAAAAAAGTTATGAAGGGTTTGCAAAAAGCGTCTAAAACACACGCCGCACAAGCAAAAACTTTGAAAGGAGTTTTACATGGCAGATCCAAAAAAAGGAACGGGTAAGAAACCACCTGGAACAGGTAGAAGACTGTATACAGATGAAAATCCAAGAGATACAGTTAAAATAAAATTTGCAACACCTGCAGATGCAAGAGCAACTGTTGCAAAAGTAAAACGTGTAAGTAAACCCTTTGCACGCAAAATACAAATACTAACAGTAATGGAGCAACGGGCTAAAGTTATGGGTAAGAGCCAAGTTGCATCTATTGCAAAGAAAGGTAAAGATGCAATTAGAAAACGTCATAAGAAGACTAGTTAAGTTTGTAAACACAAGAGTACAAGCTTTATCAATATCAGTAACATCCGGTGGTATTGACAGTATGGAAAAATATAGATATATAATAGGACAAATAACTGCGCTAGAGGCAGTCAGACAGGAACTCTCTAACCTGCTAGAAGATAAGGAGCAAAATGAAAAAGGAAAAGTCGTCGATATTAACACCAAACAATGAGTTAATTGGCGTAAAAAAATCAAAAACAGAAGAACCAAAATTACCAAAACCTACAGGGTGGAGACTTTTAGTTTTACCTTTTAAGATGAAAGAAAAAACTAAGGGTGGATTACATTTAGCAGAAACAACTTTAGAAAAACAACAAGTTGCTTCTCAAGTTGGTTTAGTAATGGCCATGGGTCCACAATGCTATCAAGATAAAGAAAGATATCCTGAAGGTCCATGGTGCAAGGAGAAAGATTGGATTATGTTTGCACGTTATGCAGGTAGTCGAATAAAAATAGATGGTGGGGAAATGCGTCTGCTAAACGACGATGAAGTTTTAGCAACAATTGATAGTCCAGAGGACATCTTGCATGAGTTTTAACATAGGAAGGAGTAACTATGCCAGACGAGGATAAAAAAATGGTACCCATCGACACATCAGGACCTGATGCAGAGGTGGATATCGAAGAAAAGAAAGATGAAGCTGTAATTGAACAGCCAGAAGCAAAAGAAGAAGGAACAGATAAGACATATGAAAATGAAAGAGAAACAAAGTTAGAGGAAAAAGAAACAAAGGAAGACGATAAATTAGAGGAGTACAGCAAAGGCGTACAAGCGAGAATAGGAAAACTAACTCGTAAATTAAGAGAAGCTGAAAGAAGAGAACAAGCGGCTCTTGATTATGCCAAAGGTGTAGAAAAATCTAAAACAGAATTAGAATCTAAATTTAAAAAAACAGATTCTGATTACATTAAAAAATTTGAGACAACCATATCATCAGGTTTAGAAGCTGCACAAAAAGAATTAGCAGCGGCCATTGAATCTGGTAATGCGCAAGCTCAAGTTGAAGCTAACAAAAGAATTGCAACACTCGCGTTTGAGAATGCAAAACTAGAGGCAGCTAAAGAGGGTAGAGAAGCACAACCAACACAGGCTGAGAAACCTGTAACAAACCTATCTCAAGGTGGAAACGTAAACATACCTCAAACAGACGATCCTATTAATATGGATCCAAAAGCTGAAGCGTGGGCTTCTAAAAACCCATGGTTTGGTACTGATAGAGCAATGACTTACACTGCTTTTGAGATACACAAGGATCTTACTGAAAAAGAAGGGTTTGATCCTAGCTCTGATGACTATTATGCAGAAGTTGACAAAAGAATAAAAGTTGACTTTCCGCATAAATTCGGTAATACTAATGAAAAGCAAACGACCGCTCCTGTTCAGACAGTGGCTTCAGCTAATAGAAGCGTAAAGCCTGGTCGCAAAACTGTGAGACTCACTTCTTCACAGGTAGCAATTGCTAAAAAATTAGGAGTGCCACTTGAAGAGTACGCAAAACAACTTAAAATCACGAAGGAGGCGTAATGGAAAAAGAAAACAAAAAAACTTCTCGTGCGAGCCAAACACGGTCAAAATCTGAGAGACCTAAAGTGTGGGTTCCACCATCTTCTCTAGATGCACCCCCTGCACCTGATGGATTCAGGTATAGATGGATAAGAGCTGAAGTCGTAGGATTTCAAGATACGAAAAACATAACTGGACGAATTAGAGAAGGTTATGAATTAGTTCGTGCCGAAGAAGTCGAAAATTCAAGCGATTATCCTGTCCTCGAAGAGGGCAAATACAAGGGAGTGATTGGGGTCGGTGGCCTTCTTCTTGCGAAGGTACCAGTCGAGATCGCGAAGCAAAGACAAGACTATATGGCAGGACGCCATAGAGAACGAAGCGAAGCTGTAGAAAACGATCTAATGAAGGAGCAAGATCAGAGGATGCCTATCAATGTTGAGAGGCAGTCTCGTGTAACCTTCGGTGGTACGAAAAAGTAATTTTAAATATCACTGAATTAAATAAACCGTACTGGAGGCCGTCTCACGACGGCAGGTACATAAGGAGAAACAACTATGGCAAATAGAAACACACAAGGTTTTGGACTAGTGCCTGCAGGAACGCTTGGATCAACTCCAGCGACTTCTGGAACAGGTAAGTACAAAATCGATGCGGGTTATGCTACAACTATCTATCAAGGTGGTGCGGTTGCTTCTAGCGCTGGTTACATTATCGATGGTCAAACGACTGATGCACCTATTTTAGGTGTGTTAAACGGAATATTCTACAACGCGGCTACAACTTTAAAGCCAACGTTTTCGAATCATTACGTTCAGGTAACACCAGCGAATTCAGAAGACATCGACGCTTTTGTATTTGATAACCCACAACAACAATATGTAGTAGCGACTGATGCAGCTGTTACTCAAGCAGGTTTCCTAGAAACTTATGACATGAATACTTCTGCTGGTAGTACAACTACTGGTAAGTCTTCAGCGACATTAGATATAGGTGACACAAGTGCTGACGCAGCTTCATTTAGATTGCTAAGATCTGCAGAAGATCCTGAAAACGAGGATATTACTGCAGCTTTTGCATCTGTAGTCGTTGTTCCAAACTTGATTGAACTTCAATCATAATAGCAGGATAGGAGAATAAAACATGGCTATATCACGATCACAACTAGTTAAAGAACTAGAGCCAGGCTTGAATGCACTATTCGGCTTGGAATATAAAAGGTATGAAAATCAGCACGCTGAGATTTATACTAACGAGAACAGTGACAGAGCTTTCGAAGAGGAAGTTATGTTATCTGGTTTCGGAAACGCACAAGTAAAAGCTGAAGGTCAAGGTGTATCATTTGATGATGCGCAAGAGACTTTCACAGCTCGTTACACTCACGAGACAGTAGCTTTAGCATTTGCTATCACAGAAGAAGCTATCGAAGATAACCTCTACGATAGATTAGCTTCTAGATACACAAAAGCTTTAGCAAGATCTATGAGCAATGCTAAACAAGTAAAAGCTGTTGAGCCTTTGATAAATGGTCTACCAGGTGTAGATACATTTAAATCTGGTGACGGCGAGTCTTTATTTGGTACGGCTCACCCTACAGTAGCAGGTTCTTTCAAGAACACTTTGACTACTCAGGCAGATCTTAACGAAACTTCGTTAGAGCAGTCGTTAATTGATATTGCGGCTATGACTGACGAGAGAGGTCTTAGAGTTGCAGCAAGAGGAGTGAAAATGATCATTCCTTCAGAGCTTCAGTTTACAGCTGAGAGACTTATGAAGTCTCAAGGTAGAACTGGAACAGCTGATA